TTCCAATACATCCTTAAGGAGTAAATATGACAATCTCACCAGCACCTCGCTTTCCAGAGCGTGCACCTCAGATCTACGAAATGAAAGAGTCTGGCAACGCAACACGCCGTGGACCACTACGTTTTGAAGAAGGAGTCGCAACTGACACAGATGTGCCAGAAGATTTCCAGGTAGGAATGATGTCAGGTTCTGCAACAGCACCTGGCCGTCCAAACCGTAACGCACCAGTGTGGCAGAAGACTGCGGCTGAAACTCTTTCAGACCGTGCACACGTTGGATCAGCATCATGGACAGAAGCACCAACATATCTTGGTGAGTTTGCACATGGAACAATGAATGACTACTCAGGCGCTCAATTTGAGACTGTAGTCCGTTCAGGTGGACGTACACAACGTATGTCACCAACAGTCGTAAACGACTAATAGTTTAATAAGTACGCCGACCCACCCTTGCACTAGTGTGAGGGTGGTTAGGCTATCCTTGGAGGAGATATGAAGAAACCAGCAAACCCAAAGTTGTATGCAACGATTGTTGCTATGGCTCGTGCTAAGTATTCGTCATACCCAAATCCAGGAGCATCTGCTTGGGTGCACAAGAAGTACATACAAAGCGGTGGACAGTTCATCGAAACGACTGAAGCCACACGTAAAGTTGCAATGGCTAAGAAAAAAGAAGATAAAGAAAAATCTGAACATTTATCTAAGAAAAAAGAAGTCAAGAAAGATAAGAAGAAGTAATGTCATTTCTTGACTTTAGCCCTCCATCGTATAGAGCAGCCTCCAGCGATTTAACAATCTCTATTTCACCACTTGGTTTGGTGGAACTTGCTGACGAAGAATTTGAAGTACACGGTCCCCGTCTCAACCGTTATTCACTCAATTGGGCTATGTATCTTGGTCATCACTGGGGTTACCGCCGTGAGCAAGGCGAGATGCAGATTGCGGTTAACTACTATCGTGCATTCGATGACTATCTTTCACGTTTTACATTTGGTAACGGCATACACTTCCGTTCACCTAAAGCAACAGAAGCAATTGTTCCAGATCGCTTAGAACGAATTTGGGAAGTAGACAACGACAAGATGCGTGTCCTACTTGAGATGGGACAACAAGGCGGTATCACTGGTGACTGCTTTGTTAAGGTTGCATACGAAGAGCCATGGACAGACTCTGCTGGTCACTTCCATCCTGGCCGTGTTCGTCTACTACCGATGAACTCCTCTTTCTGTTTTCCTGAGTTCCACCCACACGATCGCACACGCCTACTGCGTTTCAAGCAGAAGTATCGTTTCTGGGGAACATCACTAGAAGGTACACGTCAAGTGTTTACCTATACTGAAATTTTGACTGACGACATTATCGAAGAGTACGTCAACGATGAGTTGATTGACTCTCGCCCAAATCCACTAGGACTAATCCCAGTGGTACATATACCTAATGTTCCTGTTTCAGGATCGCCGTGGGGTCTCTCGGACGCACACGACATCATCACTATCAACCGTGCATATAACGAAATTAGCACTGATGTCGCTGACATCATTAACTACCACGCATCACCAGTGACAGTGATCGTGGGTGCTAAAGCCTCTAACTTGGAAAAGGGTGCTAAGAAGGTTTGGGGCGGTCTTCCAAAAGATGCTCAAGTCTTCAATCTTGAAGGCGGCGCCCAAGGTATTGATGGTGCTTTGAAGTATCTCGAACTTCTAAAGCGCTCAATGCATGAACTTATGAACATCCCAGAAACCGCACTGGGACAAGTTCAAGCAATCTCTAACACCTCAGGTGTAGCACTCTCTATTCAGTACCAGCCATTGATGAATCGCTACTCACAAAAGGTAGCCCAATATGGCAAGGGTATTGAAAGAATTAACGAGTTAGCACTTCGTACTCTGTACCTCAAGGAACCAGAGACGATGATGTACAACCCAGATGTAGATGGACCTATTAAGCCAGGTCAACTACCTATGCTTGATCCTAATGATCCTATCTCTTACATGAACTATGCTCACTTCCCACAGCCATTGCCTCTTGATAAGTTGATTGCGCTCAACGAAATCCAGACTAAGTTGGGTATGGGTCTTGAGTCTAAAGAAGGTGCACTTCGTACTCTTGGTGAGGAATTCCCAGAGGAGAAGTTGCAGGAGATTCGTCAAGAACTTATTACTGATGCTGAGGCTGATGGTGCTCTACAACTTGTAAAGATCCAGATCCAGAAGCAGATCATGGACATGACTGGCATGATGCCAGGTCCTGATGGCAACTCCGCTATCCCAATGCAGCCAGCAGTGTTGGGTGATGGGGATGTGATGGGTGATGGAATGATGGGACCACAAGACCCAGCCAATCCGCAGAACCCAGGAAGCCAAGAGACTAAGGGAATCGAAGTCCAGGCTGAGGCTGAGTTACGCAATAAACTTGTCACCGACGCTTACGGAACTAAAATCCCACAGCGCAGATCGGTTGATAAGGAATAGAAGATTCTGATAAAAAATCAGAGTATACCGAGATTTTTGTAGTGAAATGTAATGCAATTATCTCGTAATAAAACCCAGTGATACGCCGCAAGGCATTCGGACAAAGACCCAGAAAATATAGGTGATTACTATGGAAAACCAAGTAGAAACCGCTGACCTACTGTCTCCGCAATTTGCAGAAACAGTAACAGCACAAGAAGTTTTTCAGAATGAGGTGAGTTCTGTGTATACCGCAGATGACATTGCTAAGGCTCGTGAGCAAGAAAAAGCAAAGTTATATCCTCAGATGGAAAAGATGAAAGAAGAACTTGCTGCTGCAAAGGCTCGTGCTGAAGATGCTGCAGCCAAAGAAGCGGAACGTGAAAACCTTCGTGTTGCTCTTGAAAAAGAGGCAGAAGCAAAGCGTAAGCAAGAAGAAGAAGATAACCTATCGTTCAAAGAACTCCTCGCAAAGAAGGAGCAAGAATTTAGTTCTCAACTAGAGAACGAACGTCTTGAAAGAGAACGTGCCTTTGCTCTACTAGAGCAAGAGCGCAGGTTCCAAGAACTTATGAATTACCGTCAGAATCGTCTGGAACAAGAGCGTGACAATATTGTTCCTGAACTAATCGACCTGATCCAAGGTAATACTCCCGATGAAATTGAGAGCAGCATCGCTACTCTTAAAGACAAGTCTTCAAGCATCTTGCAGTCTGCACAAGCAGCCATGCAGAATGCGAAGCAACAAATGGCAGGTACTCGAATTACCGCACCTGCCTCAGGACCCCTCGATAATGACTCGTCACAACAATCGTATACACCCGATGCAATTCGGGACATGACAATGGCCGACTATGCGAAACAAAGAGCCAAACTACTTGGCACTGCAGCCAGCAATCGTGGTCAGGGACTGTTCGATCAGTAATCCCTTCCAACTAACCAATTAAGAAAGGACTTGACCTAAATGGCAAGTGCAATTACAGGTACTGGGCAACTCGCAGGAGCGCCTACAGCGTACTCAGGTTCAAACACATCTTTGAACCAAGCAATTCAAACAATCTGGTCCAAGGAAATCTTGTTCCAGGCAATGCCAATTCTTCGCTTTGAACAATTCGCAGTTAAGAAGACAGAACTAGGTGTAGCACCTGGTCTCCGCGTTAACTTCCTCCGTTACAAGAACTTTGGTATCGATCCAACACCTCTAACTGAAGGTGTTCGTATGACAACCAACGCTCTAACAGCAGAGCAGATCGCAATCACAGTTGCAGAACACGGCTACGCAGTAGCAGTTTCTGAACTACTTCTTAACGCATCATTCGATGACGTTATGGCGTCAGCATCACGTCTTCTAGGTCGCCACATGGCACAGTACCTAGATGTACAGGCTCGCAACACACTATCAGCAGCAACATCAGCAGTGTTCGGTTACGACCGCTCATCTGTACAAGGTGTTAATGACTGGTACAACGAAGGCACAGTAGCAACACAGATGTCAGACCTTGATGGTAACTACAAGTTGTCAACAGGTGCTGTAAAGGATGCTGCTCTTACCCTTGCTGGTAAGAACATCCCTCGTTTAGGTGAGACATATGTACAGTTCGTACACCCAAAGCAGTCACGTGACATTCGTTCGAACCCAGAGTTCATCGAAGTTACAAAGTACGCTGCTCCAGGTAACTTCATGCTCGGTGAAATTGGTCGTCTATACGACGTAGTATTCATCGAAACAACACAGGTTAAGAAGTTGGCAGTTAACGCTGCTTACACAACTTCAACATCTGTTGGTGTTCCAGCAGATCAGTACAGCGTTCCTGTTAAGGCTAACACAGCCCCAGGTTCAGGTGGAAACCCAGAGTCTGCAGATTTCACTGCAGAAAAGGGTTACCTAACATCAGCAACTGGTAACGGTGCTGAAGTTTACGAATCAATCATGATTGGTGACAACGCATTTGGTCACGCAATCTCTCTTCCAGTTGAACTAC